TCGATTGCACCAGCAGGGTTTGTTCGACGTGCGCCACTGCGGCGTCGATCACGGCCTTCTCTGCGGTCATTTGACCTCCGGTGCCGGTGCTGCGGGAAGGGGCATCCAGTGTGTGGGTGCGGTGTCCATTATGTTGTTGAGTTGATAAAGCATGCCACCATCCGAGAAACCAGCACAGCACCATCCGAATTTTCCGTCATCGTCTGGTCTGTCGATCCAGCAAATTTCAGTGACGCACTCTCCGTTCCAACCAAGCATAGGCGTCCCATCCTTCGGCGCACTTGCAATGTCGCGCCACCCCTCCGGCACCGTGGGCGCGGGGGATAGGGCGGCGACCATATGCTCGACCATCGCCTTGGCTTCCGTATAGCTAAACAGGTTTGTCCCGACAGGCCACGTCGGCGGGTATCCGCGAAAGTCGGGCTTCGGGGCAAAGCTGATGTAGCAATCCGGGTTGAACGTCTGCGGGAGTTTCCAGCAGAGGAACGCATTGACCATCTGGTCGATCTGTTCTTTCGTCACGCCATGATCTCCTTCGTGAGTTTTTCATGTGTCGCGAGTGCGGCCATCGCCAGCGACCCGAGCGATTGCGCCGTCCAGCAAACCTGATGCCCGCCCTCCTTCCACTTGACCGTCACGACAAGCGCCTCGATTTGCGCGCTGTGCCCGATCAACTGCCCGAGCATGATCTGCGGCGTGCTATCGACGCCCGGCAAGCGGATCAACTCAGCGGGATCAGCCATTGCCAGTCTCCTTGTCTGCGAGGGCGCGGCGGGTTGCCCATGCCCTTGCGCGAATGATCTTCATTTCTTCGCGGGTCTTGGGTGCGGGTTTCTTGCGGGGCGCACGACCCGGCAGCCACGGGCCGTCGTCCAGCCCCGACTGATCAGGCTGGTGATCGTGGGGGTGCGCCAAGATGCCGTTACATACGACGCAATACGGAGCGCCATTGCGTTCGGCTTCCTTGACGGCTGCAATGTAGGCGTCAAACGGCGACATTCTGGTCCCCTAGTGCGCGGATACGTCGCGCTGCTTCTGCGGCCACGTCGCACTCGGCTTGCGTCGGTGAACCACCATCGGGCGGCACAAGATGCGCGTGTTCCGCCACCCTCGCGCACGCCTCGATGACGGCCCGGCGGTCCATGCGGGCGAGGACGGCGGCGCGCGATGCTTCCGGTTCGCCTTCTGGTGCCAAGTCAAAATCATCGTCGCGGATCATCTGTAGATAATGATCCAGCACCGCCGCGTCGTCAGCCGATGCCTGCGGCGTGAGGGCGGCGATCTTAGCAGCCAACTGTTGCGCCAGATGCTTGCGCGAGGCGGGGTGTACGCCGCCTTCGTACTGGTCGAGAAATTCCTCGATCAGCGCGGCGGGGTCGGGCTTCGGGGCGGTCATGGTGTCCTCACGATCACGGGCCAGAAAAGCCAGTAATAAATGGCGATGCACGCCACGGTAAAAAGCAGGCCGTTCGCACGGCGAAGCCAGCGGTCACTCATGGCGCGGTGCCTCCCCTGCATCCGATATGCTTTGTGCCGTCCATGCGCGGCGTCAGACCACCCGGCAGGATGTAGCTCGTGCCAAGGTACTGGCACCCGGTTAGCGCGTCTGTTTTGATAACAAGACCGCTGCGCGTGCCGGGGTAGTCGGTGCTGTCGTATGGCATTGCCTTATCGACGAGGATCCATACGAGCAGCAGGACGAAAGCGATTATCCAGCTACTCATGACGCGGTGCCTCCTTGGTGGCGAGGGCGCGGATGATGGCGGCGGCGTTAGTGGGGTTGTCCCATCGGGAGCCTTCAAGCGCGCCAAGCTTTTCGACTTCGGACGCACACTCCTCGATCACCTCGGCCCGGCACTCGGCCAGCGCAGCTTCGGCGGCTTCGGCGCGCTTTGTGGCAGCGACCGCATCGCACTTGTTCAACAGCATTTGTTTTGTCGTGTTGCCCCAAGCGTCGGTGATTTCCGAAAGCGTTTGTCCATCGGGCACAAGCTCGTAGTGCTTGCCGGGCGGGGGCGTCGGCACCTGTGCTGCGCGCGAAACCAAAGGCTTTTGACCAATGGCGCTTAATAGTAAATCAACGTCGTCGAGCAACATCTGCACGACGCGATCATAGTCGTCCGTGCCGCCCTGCCGGGTCAGTTCACGGCAGCGCGCACGCATTGCGGGCGTTGTGTTTAGTCTCATCGCGTGTCCCCGTTCGACGACTTCCTCGATTTGTACGCGCCCGGCGACTTTTGCCCGCCGCGCTTGAAGTCATCGAACACGCGCACCGCGCGCTCGGTTTCATCCAGCGCCTTGGCGATGAAGTCGCACATGTCTTTCGAGCCTTCGAGCGTCAGTTCCCGACTAGCCAGCCCGGCGCGCATCGTCTTGCACATGACGCGCGCCGCCTCGGCTAGATGGTTCCCGGCCATCGACAGATTGACGAGATACGCGGGTGGGCCTTCCTGCGATGCGTGCATCTGCGGGTGCGCTCGTTTGTTGTCACTCATGGCGCTGGGCCTCCTTGGTGGCGAGGGCTGCGGAAATTTTGACACGCAGCATGTAATCGAGCGGGTGGTTATCGGTTGCCTCCTTGAGCAAGTCTGCCAGCCGCGCCACGCGGGCCTTGAGGGCTTCTCCGGCTGCCTGCTTGGCGGCGTGCATGGCCGTCAGGTTGGCGATCTCCCGCGCCTGCGCCTCGATGCGGTCAGCGGCTTCCTCTGCTGCATCCGTGCGCTCGCCATGCCCTTCGTAGAACACGGTGCGCCGCAACCGCTCCACCAGATCGTCGGCGGCAGGGGCGGGCTTGGCGATAAAGTCCTCCGCCGTCAGATGAACGCGAGTGGACCTCGGAGCGTCGGCGCTGCCCGGACCCTCGCGGGTTGCCTTTTCGCAATGGCGCAGATTCGGAACATCGGCGCACACGGCGGGATCGTCGTTGCACGTTCTACACGGAGCCTCGGCCTCGCGGCGCGCGGCTGAGTTTCGCAAGCCTTCGGCAATTTCAATTTGGACAGTAGCGGCTAGGTAATTCGGTGGGGTAGGCAGATCGCGCCCCCAAATCAAATCCGCCAAATCCCGGAGTTGCCCCGGCGTCAGGCGGTCGCTCATTTCATTGACTCCTGGTATTCCCTCTCAAGGGTTTCAAAGCGGGCGCGGGCTTCGGGGTTCGTGTCGAGTTCGCCTCTGGATTTGATGCCGAGGCGTTCGCGCAATGCGCTGGCCGTTTCTTCGGACGATGGGGCCATGTCGTATGCGTTGTCGGAAGCGGTGTTCCGAAAAAGCCAAGACTGAAACCGTCCCGACTGACACAGCGCCCAAGCCCGTTGGGATGGCGTCTTGACCTTCGGGGCCTCGACCTTCGCTGGTTGCGCTTCCAATCTTGCGACCGCAACCCACCTTTCGGACGCGGGGTTCGGAACGCCCCCAAGCACAGCCAGCGCCGCGTCTGCCTGTTCCAGCGGGCATTCGAGGACGATTTGAGCAACCTTGCGGCCTTTAACCAGCCGGAAGTCTGAAAAGGTCGCTTGGAATGCGGCGGGGGTCATCAGCGCGACTTCCCCTTTTTGATGGGTTTTCCGGCAACGCGGCGAAGATTGTGGAATCTGGCCTCCTTCAATGACTCGACGATCATTTCCAGAAATTCTATCGCGTCCTTTCCGGCCTCGATGTGTACGGCCATTTGCGCGTCCCATTCCCTGTCCGCCAACTTTTCGAGCGTTGCCCTAAGTGTGTGCGGCATCTTCGGCATTTTCGATTTGCGGGCCATTTATCGCTTCCCCTTGAGCTTGGGCGACTTAGCGGCGAACTCCCGCGCAAGCGCCTTCATGTCGATACCGTGCGAACGCTCGAAAGCAGCCTCGCCTATCATGTGCTGCCGCGCGTGGTGGTAACTGCACAGCGAGATAACCCAGTCATCCCCCGGCTTGATGCCCGTACCGCCGCCCGTTCCGGTGCGAACGTGTGCCGCCTCGATTGGCATGGCATCGCAGCCGGGAACGCAACAGGCGTGTTCGCGCACCCATTTGCAATGCGACGGCGACCGGATGCGCTTCGCCATGTTGAATCGCGGCTGTCGTTCGATCTTGCGGGGGAGGGTCATTAGACCTCGGGAGCGAACGGGATGTCTGAGTCGTCGGGCGCGGACGCGCGCGGGCGCGACCCCGACAGCCCGCCATCCTTCGGCTTCGTGTCGGTGTCCTTGGGCTTGAAGCTCAGAGACAGGAACGGCTTGCCGTCCTTCGTCTTTTTCAGCCAGCCGTTGACGTAGTATTCCGTCCCGTCGATCAGGGCCGTGCCCGTGCGGTCGGGGTGCGTCTCTTTTTCTTTCCGCTCGTTCGCGAAGATCGAGCCGGAATTGTCGCGTTGTTCAAATGCCATGTTATGCGGCCTCCTGCTTGCCGGTTGAAATCTTCATAATCTCGGTGTGTGCCTTCGGGTTGTGCTTCAAGATTTCCTTCAGCACTTCCGCCTTGTCCGACAGGATCAAATCGCGCTCGTCCTGGTCCTCGGCCTTTTCCATCTTCTTGAAGATGATGCGCGCCTCTGCGGTCCAGTCGCGGGACGGCGGGTCCGGTTCCTTGGTTGCGGACGTGACGGCGGCTAGCTTGTTCTTCATCGCCGGAACGCGGTCCTTGGACGATTCGACCGTGTTCCCGTCTGCGGCGTTTGCGTCGTCGTCCTCGTCTGCTGCGATGCCCAATAGAGCGGAAAGCGCGTACCGTTTCATATATGTGAGTGCGGACCCGAATGCCTGATTGTCGGCGCTGTCGGCAAGAATGGGCGTTTCCGAAACGATGCGCTGGCCCGACGAGTGGATCAGTTGGGTGACTAGGTGATATTTGCCGCCGCCGTTCACAAGCGTCTGCGTGAACCAAAGTCCGTTATCGGTAAGCGGCGCGCGGACATGTTCGATGATGCTGTCGAGCGTGGCGTATCTGAACTTGTACTTTGCGCCCGTGCGTTTCGACACAACCTCAACCTCGCGATTGCGGGGCGGGGCCGATAGCTTTGCTTGCGCCTTTGCAATCGCGGCGGCGATTTCGTTGATAGGCTCAGACATTCCACACCTCCATTGCCTTCGGTTTCATTGCATCGGACCAGTAAAAGGAATCCAGATTGAGCGGGTAGAGCGCGCACGCATCGGCGGGCGTCTCGATGATCGAAAGCATGGTTTCGATCCGCTTCCATGTCGCGAACGTGGTGCGCCAGCCAAGGTCCAGTTCTTCCGGCGATACGTCGTACACCGCAAACTTCTTCGGCGTGACGTAGCAAAGCTTCTGCGGCTTATCCCCGCGCAGCTTGCTGTAGGTTCCGACCTGACAGACGTGGCTAAACTTCGGCTTGCTCGGCAGCGCCCAGGTTACCTTTAGGTCAACGTCAAACCCGTCGTATCCGAAGTCCGTGTAGCCGGTGACGCCATACCGAAGGCCGAACCGCTCGCCGGGCGCGAGCTTGACGGGGGCCTGATAGGTGAGGGGCTTGCCGAACGGGGACAGGGCGTCGAGCGCCTGCGCGCAAAGTGCGGGCAGATCGTCGCGCTCCTTGGTCACCTCGCCGGTCATTTCGGCGTCAAAGTGCATCAAGGCTTCCGACTGAATCGCCACGATATCGAGACCGTGCAAAAGCCCCCCATGCAGCGCCTTCTCGACAGCCGATCCCGCCGCCATCTTGCCGTTCGTCTCGTCTCGAAACCCAAGGAGATACGACCACACGAAGGCGTCAGGCGCTTCGCGAAACTTGTTCGCCCGCGCAACGGAATGGTGCCTGTAGTCGATCACGGCTTCCTCGCTTCCTGTCGTTCGGGTTTGAACCAGTCGAATTGAACAAGCCGAAGGTTGGCGGGTAGGACGTGCTGCAGCATCTTGAATGTCTCGCGGCACTCGGCGCGCGTCTTTGGCTCGTCTATGTAAAACGCCTCCAGACCTTCGGGCGTGCATTCGCGCGGCCCGCCGCCCGATAGCAGCGTGCAGATCACGATCACGCAGATCACTGTGCGGCCCTCCGCATGTCGCGCTCTTCGCGCATCTGCTCGTATCGGTAATCGGCCCATCCGCCGTCGCAGCTTTCGTGTTCGTCGTAGATACGATCAGCGAGCGCGACGTAATCGAAAGCGCGGGTAGGAAGGTGACGCCATGCGGTCCCGTTCGCGCGCCGGAATTTCACGGAAACAATCTCAACCTCGCCACCGTGCGGGGGTTCATTCCGCGATCCACGGAACGGGGCCGTGTATCCGTACTGCGCGCAAATCTCGAACTCCGCGTATGTGTCGCCGTCTGGCAGGGCGGAGCGGAAGGGGACTTCAAGAAAGCCTTCGTAATCGTGGAGCATATCAGCCTCCCGCCAGCTTGCGTTCGCGCCGCGCGTCGTCCGCAGCGTCGATCAGTCGTTCCATGTGCCCGAGTTGAGCGGCCCGTCCGATCTCGTCGGCCTGTGCCTCGGTCGCGCCTTCCTCTAGAGCGGCGTAGTACGCCTCACTGAAGGCCAGCTTGTAATCGGTGCGGGGGCGCATTAGCGGGCCCCAGGATTGAGGGTGTCGAACGCCAAGCGCTGAAGGGCCTTTGCGCGCTGGCGCATGTCCTTTTCGCCAGCGCTGTCGCCGGGTATCCAGTTCGCGCCGTTGAGATCGGCAAGGAACGAAAGGCACCGCGAGAGGATTTCGCGTTGGGTGTGTGTTGCTTTTGCCATCTTCTGTCCCTCCGTTGTATGAAGGGACATTACGCACAATTCGTGCGGGACGCAACACAAATCGTGCGGCCCAAGGGCAAATTTTTTTTAGCTTATATCTGAAATGTTTAGCTTGCGTAGTTTGATTGGGCGCGGTCCTGGCCCCGTCACGAGGTCATCGAGTGACACGCCAAGCGCATAGGCGATCCGGACCAGCTTCGCGACCGAAAACCGCCGCTCGCCTTTAAAGTACGATTGAATCGTTCGGACGCTGCATTCCAGCAATTCCGCGACTTCTTTAGTGTCCGTGCGCCGTTCCTCGAATAGACGACGGCAATTTCCGCCGATCATTCGGGCCAGCTGGTCCTCGAATTCTGTCCGCTGCTTGGTCATAAGGCATTGTAACCGTTGCGTATCCCGATACTACGGAAAGAAAAATAAAACTGCCGCACGAATTGTGCTTTACGCCGCGCAAATCGTGCGTTATAAGGGGCCATGACTTTAGCGGCATATCTCAAATTGAAGGGCCTAACGGCTAAGGATTTCGCACGATCCATCGGCGCGACAGAAAGCGCAGTTAGGTTTTGGGTCAACGGGCAGCGCACGCCTCGCGGCAATTACATATCGGCAATTCAGCGCGCGTCCGAAGGTGCTGTTGGCCCCGCTGATTGGTTTGCGGAGGCCGCATGATCCCGCTAACCGACATTCTGAGGGTCAGTTTGTGGAGTGCGGTTGTGGGCGCGGCATTCTACAGCGCAGCGCGTTGGGCCATGTCATGACCGGCTCAATCGTTCTTTTTTATCCGGTGAAGAACGCGCCAGACAACGCGCGCTATCGGCTCCATCCCGCGCCCACGCTTGACGTGGCCGGGGCCGGGGGAACCATCGACTGCGAATCGAACGGCGTCCTCCGGTTTCCTATCGCTCACCAGCTTGATGCGCTCTGCCGCCAAGCGTCGCGGATCAAGTCTCGGTCGAATTCTCTTCTTCGCCATGCGGAGGCCCTTTCCTGTGCCCTTAACGTCGCACAGGAGCCCCCGCAATGTCCGACACACCAGATGGTAAAATCGGTATGAGCGCCGCGCTCGCACTTCGAGAGGAAATGCCGCGCGCGCTGGCCCGAACGCACGCGCCCGCCAAAATCCTGGCGTTTGCGGCGAAGGTATCAAAGCGAACCATCGAAGGCGTCAAGCGCCAAGAGCATGTCATATCCGCGCCCGCGCTGATTGAACTTGCGAAGGCGTTTCCAGAGGTCAAGGCGCTGGTTCTCCGGCTGATCGGGGAAACCGAAAGCGACCCGGCGCGGGTACTCAATCAAATCGCAAAGCTGGTGCAGGGAAGAGCATGACCGTCTCCGCCGCCACTATCGACGCTTACTTGCGAACCGGCAGAACACCGCGCGCTATTGCGGACTGGTTCCAAATCCCGCTTACGCAAGTCCTGTCCCGTTACGAAATCATGGCGCGTCGCCGTGCGGAACAGGCGAAGCGGATCGCGGAACGTCGGGCGGTTATCGAAGCGCGCGAGCCCGAGCGGGCGGGGATCGAGAAATGGCTGTCGCTCGACCTCCGGTTTGAGGACGACCCGCGCTCACGCCCGTTCGACTACAGCCGCGCATGGGCGAACACGGTCGCCATCGCACGCAACCGGCCGCAGGTGTCGAGTTACGGCGGCGGGGTGTCGGACGTGTACGAGAGCGAGCGGGGCTTTGATTTCCACGCATCGCGCAAGGAGGCGGCATGAGCGAGGACAAAAATAATTTAATTCCGCAACTCTCCGACTACGAAAGCCGGATGACGGTTCTCGTCTCGGAACAGATGGCGCGGGCGAAAGACCTGAGCGAGTTGCAGAAGGAAATCACGTCCGCAGGCTTTTCGCACTCGATGCTGAAAAAGATCGTGAAGGCGAAGATCGCGGCCGACGATGGAAACCCGAAGCCCCTCGAAAAGCTGCGCGAGGAAAGCGGGGACTTGTCGCTGTATCTCGACCGGCTCGCACCGGAAGCGGTGTCCGATGCAGCTTAACATCTTCGCATGGCATGAGGCCCGCGCCCGTCAGGCGTACCGCACCGCTCCCGCTGGCTACAAGGTTAAGCGCCGCCGCGAATGGGTTTTGGCGAAGGCGAGGGCTTTGATTTGACCCGCCGCAAGCCCCGCAACCGCACCGTCACCGAGTGCCACAAGATCAAGACGCGCGGCGACGCGATGGCGAGTTTCTACGTTCACATCGACCGCGATAGCGATGACGGAATCACACTTGGACCCGTTTGCGGCGTGCGCGTTCATTTCAAGCACGCAAAGGGATCGGACCTCGACGCGGCCTTATCGAAGATCAGCGATCTAATCAGTCGCGAGGTTCAGACGGTCGAGAAGGTGCTGGCGGAGTGATAGACGTTCGCCACGGAGATTCGCGCGAGGTCATCGCTGCCATGCCCGACGCTTCAATTGATAGCGTCGTGACGGACCCGCCCTACGCGCTCGTCTCCATCGTCAAGCGGTTTGGCAAGGCAGGTTCGGCCCCGACGAAAGACGGCGACGTGTACGCGCGCTCGTCTGCGGGGTTCATGGGCAAGAAATGGGACACGGGCGAGACGGCTTTCAGCGTCGATTTCTGGCGCGACGTTATGCGCGTTTTGAAACCCGGCGGGCATCTAATCGCGTTCTCGGGCACGCGGACATATCACAGGCTCGCAGTGGCCATCGAGGACGCGGGGTTTGAGATACGCGATCAACTGGCGTTCATGTACGGGTGTGGATTTCCGAAAAGTCACAACGTCGGCAAGCATTTGCCCGAGTGGCAAGGATGGGGCACCGCGCTCAAGCCCGCATGGGAGCCTATCGTCCTCGCGCGCAAGCCGCTGATCGGCACCGTCGCGGCGAACGTCCTCGCGCATGGCACGGGGGCGATTAATATCGATGGGTGCCGCGTCCAATGGAATGGCCCGGAAGATGCGGCGGCGGCGGCGGCGGCGGTTGGCTTCTCGAATAGCATGAAGCGCGGGACCATAACGCGCGAAACATCCCTTCCAAGCACATACGATAAACCACCTTATGACCCAGCCACACTCAAAGGCCGCTGGCCCGCGAACGTGATCCACGACGGCAGCGAGGAAGTGCTGGCGGCGTTTCCGGACACGCAAAGCGGTGATTGGAACGGCCAAAAAACCGGAGGCCCATCGAAAATAACCGGAATGCTCGGGGGCAAAAAGGACCGCGAGTTTTATCACCAAGGCGACTCCGGCAGCGCCGCCCGTTTCTTCTACAGCGCGAAGGCCGACGCATCCGACCGCCTTGGGTCTAAACATCCCACGGTCAAGCCCGTTGACCTGATGGCCTATCTTTGCCGCCTCGTGACGCCTCCGGGTGGGACGGTCCTCGACCCGTTTGCCGGTTCCGGTTCGACCGGCATGGCGTGTATGCGCGAGGGGTTCAATGCGATCCTGATTGAGCGCGAATCCGAGTACGTCGCGGACATAAAGCGCCGCATCGCGCACGTGAGCGGACTGGATGCGCCGTTGTTTGGCGGAACGTCTGCCCCCCCCCCCCGAAGCCCGGACGCAGGATTTACGGCGTCTTCGCGGACGAAAAATCGGCCCGGTCGGACTGAAGGTATAGACGCCGCATGAAGCGCTCAAAATACAATAACCGCCGCGTGACCCACGACGGCATGACGTTCGACAGCGTCGCAGAACTCGCGCGATGGGGCGAACTCAAGCTGCTTGAACGTGCCGAACAGATCACCCGATTGGAGCGGCAAATACCGATCATCTTGCACGGCGCGAACGGTCCAATCATCAACCTGGATACCGGACGGCCCCGCAAGATGATTTGGGATTTCCGGTACTTTACCGATCTTCACGCGGTCTATGACGACACGAAGGGGATGACGCTGGACGAGTGGAAGTTCAAGCGAGACGTGTTCGCCAATATGTATCCGAACGTCAAAATTCTTGTGAACGGGTTGCCCGTGGGGAGGAAGTCTTGACCAATACGATTGCCGACAAGATTTTGAAGAACAGTATGCCGGAACCCAATAGCGGTTGCTGGCTGTGGTTTGGCAACGCAAACCGTGCCGGATACGGGCTTGTCTATAACACCGCGATGGCCCGTCAAGAGTTGGCGCATCGGGCTTCGTACAAATGCTTCAAGGGCGGGTTAGACCAGAAGCTTCGCGTTTGTCATTCGTGCGACATGCCCGCGTGCGTAAACCCAGACCATCTGTGGATCGGGACGGACGCAGATAACGTCAATGACAAGGTTCGCAAGGGTCGCGCAATGCGCGGTACGGCTGTCCCGAGTTCTAGATTGACGGAAAACGAAGTCGCGCAGATTCGCCGCATGGGGGGATCGCAGCAAGAGATCGCCGACAGGTTTGGCGTCTGCCAAATGACGATCAGCAAAATCAAGCGCGGGGAGACTTGGCGTCATGTTGAATAGCCAGCCACTAGTCGCACCCAAACAGCCGAACGTCGTGACCATCATCGCGCAGGAAGTAACGAAGGTCATGGGGGTTTCCATCCGCGATCTTCTGAGCGAGCGCCGCGAGGGGCCGATTGTGTTGGCCCGTCACATGGCAATGAACCTCACGAAAGAATTTACCCGCTTCGGTTCCGCCAAGGTCGCCCGCGCATGGGGCCGCGCCGACCATACGAGCGTCCTGCATGCGTACCGGACATGGCCCGTACGGGCTGCAAAGCACGGGGTCGAGTTCAAGTACCTGGAGGTCCGCAAGCGGGTTTCCGAGAGGGTCGCGGAGCGGAACATCGCCAAGCAAGGGGAGGCTATAGCCGCATGAACTGGCTCTGCTGGCATGTCGGCACGCACGCCGATCCCAAGTTCAAGTTGATCGCACGCTCGAGCGGTGCGGGGCTTGGCGACGTGCTGGCGTCTTGGGCCATTGCACTCGAAAGAGCCGCGCAATCCAAACCAAGGGGTAATGCGGGGTCACTGACGGCGGAAGAACTAGCCGTATGCCTTGATATTGACGAGGGGCTTTGCGGGAAAATTCTGGACCAGTTCCAATCGCGGAACCTCATACACGGCGACGGCATGATCGCTAAGTGGGGCGAGCGTCAACATGGGAACGATAGCGTCCGGAAAGACAACGCAAAATCCGGAAGGCCGGAAATTTCCTCGGAAAAATCCGGAATATCGGATGACGATCCGGAAGTTTCCGGAAAAATCCGGAACGTTCCGGAAAAATCCGGCTACATAACAAGACAAGACAATACAGAACATAACAAACAAGAAAGAGATTCCGCTTTCGCGGAATTCTGGTTGGCTTACCCGTTGAAAAAATCAAAGGGGCAGGCCGAACGGGCCTATCGCAAAGCATCTTCGGAAGCGGACGCGGCAACGCTGCTTGCTGGTGCGAAACGCTACGCCGCCGATCCCGAACGCAAACCGGAATTCACGAAACACGCGGCGACTTGGCTCAACGGGAAGTGCTGGCTTGACGAACCGGCCCGCAATCAAGCGGGGATGGGGTCTACAGCGGCGAGTGGGGGGCAGTCGGTATCCGACGAGCGGGCAAGGTGGAAACTGCGCCACGCGGGGTTTAAACGCTCCGGGTACTGGCTCACGGATTGGGGGCCGAAACCCGGCGAGCCGAAGTGCGAATGCCCGCCCGATTGCATGATCGAGAGCGCCGCATGAAATCCTCTTGGCCGAACACGGGCAGACCCCAAACCCCCGAATGGGAACTATCCGAATTCCGCCGCCGCGCGTGGGTCTATGACCGCGTGGCGTGCATTCATGTTGGCCGGCTAACGGACGACTGGGAACGGCAGGTCGTCACGAACATCGCAAACAGGCTCTTCGGAAAGGGCGGGAAATGAACAGCGCATACACCATTCGGGAAACGTGCAAGCGGCACCTTCGTATCGCGCTTATCACGGCCTATCACCCCCAACTGACCGGCGATCCACGACCCGAACGCCTGAAATCCAACATGCCCGAACACGTCCGCGACTATTTCGAAAGCTATGGGCTTAACCAAGCGGTCAAGGGCTTCGGGCCGCTCACGGGCGCGCAAATCGATATCCACGATAAAGTCCACGCCGCGATGGCGAACAAGCACCTGGAACCCTACCGCAGCCTGATTTGGGCACGGGCCGCTCTGGTTCCGTGGAAAAAGATACTTCCGTCAATGCAGATGCCCGAGAGATCGGCCAAGCGGGTCTATGCCCAAGGTCTGATGACATTCGCAACGGTCTATGGGTTGGTTCACGTCAACGAGATGAGGGCAGCGGCATGAATAAAATAAAATCTGGCACAGGTTAATTCTGGCATCGATGCCCGGTTGTGCCTCATTATTCGTGCGACGCTGGAGCATTCCGCGTCATGGTGTGTTCCTCCCTAAACTCGGCCCCCGGATCGCAGAACGAGACGACGGGGGCTTTTCTTTTCGCGCCAACCCAATGGGAGCGCGCATCAATGGCAAATCCAAGTCCCAAGCCCGGTCCGGGCAGGCCGAAGGGTTCGGTTAATAAATTAACAAAGGATATCAAAGAGGCAGTGATTGCCGCCTTTGATAAAGCTGGCGGGATCGAATACCTCGTCACGCAATCCCGAGAGAACCCGCAGGCTTTCATGTCGCTGATCGGTCGGATTATCCCGACTCAGTTGAACGGAAAGCTCGACGGCAAACTCAAGGTGATTGTCGAGACGGGCGTTCCGCGTGACTGAGGAGCGGGTTTCTACCGGGTACGTCGCCCGTCCCCAATTCGTTCCACTTCACAAACGCAAAGCACGATGGGCCGCGCTGGTCTGCCATCGAAGGGCGGGCAAGACGGTCGCCACGCTAAACGACCTGATCGACCACGCGCTGCGCTGCGATAAGCCCGACCCGAGATTTGCCTACCTTGCGCCGACGTATCAACAGGCCAAGGATGTGGCGTGGACCTACCTAACGCGGTTCACGGCGAACGTTCCTGGTGTTCAATACCAGATAGCCGAACTACGCGTAGACTTCCCGCATAACGGGGCGCGCATCAGATTGTACGGGGCCGAGAATTATGATCGCCTTCGCGGTCTCTATCTCGACGGCATTGTTATCGATGAATTCGGGGATATCGACCCCCGCGCGTGGACCGAGGTTATTCGCCCTGCGTTGAGCGACCGTCAGGGATGGGCGACGTTCATCGGCACGCCGAAGGGCCGTAACCACTTCGCGCAGGTGTGGGACGACGCGGGAACCGATCCGGCATGGTTCCGCATGATGCTCAAGGCAAGCGAGACGGGGATTATCGACAAGGCCGAATTGGATGATGCTCGCCGGGGCATGACCGAGGACGCCTATAACCAAGAATACGAATGCAGCTTCGACGCGGCGACAATCGGTGCCTACTACGGCAAGGACATGGCGCTGGCGGAATCGGACAAGCGGATTTGCTCTGTACCGTATGACCGTACAGCCCCCGTCGTCACCGCGTGGGACCTGGGAATGGACGACAGCACGGCGATTTGGTTCGCGCAGGTTGTCGGCAAGGAAATTCGGATTATTGACTATTACGAAGCCTCCGGTGAGGCGTTGTCGCACTACGCTGACGTTCTGAAGTCCAAGCCCTACAGCTACGGCGAACACTTCCTGCCGCACGACGTTGAGGTGAAGGAATTGGGGTCGGGCCGCACGCGGTCTGAAACCCTTATGTCCCTTGGCGTCAAACCATCGCCGGGCCGTCCGCGCGATCCCGAGGACCGTATCAACGCGGTTCGGATGATCCTCTCGCGGTGCTGGTTCGATCACATCAAGACAAAGCGCGGGATCGAGTGCCTCCGGAACTATCGAAGGGACTGGGACGAGAAAACCAAATCGTTCCGCACGAAGCCTAAACACGACTGGTCTAGCCACGCGGCGGACGCCTTCGGTGAACTCGCCTTCGGGCTGAGAACCGAGAAGCCCAAGTCGTGGGGCCAGCCTTCAACTAAGTGGGTCGTATGAGCATTGAATTCTATCGGCGGCTTAAAGAGGCCGAGGCGAAGATCGTCGCGCTGACCGAACGGGTGGCGAAGCTGGAAGCGGTGCCGGAAAAGCGCCCGGTTCTGAAGCTTAAGGACAAGACCGCCTAATGGACTATTTCGACCCGCTCCGTGGCGAGGATACTCGCGCCATTCTCGACGAGGTGTTCGAGTTGGCCGCGCACGCGCCGCACACGGGCGACCGGATGAAGTCGAATCAGCGTCGCCGCGACTTGTATCACGCGCTGGCGGCGCGGGTGTGCGCGGCAAGGAATTCCGTTGATGGCCGATAAACGCGACATGATGGACGAGACCGAACTCAAGGCCATCGTCGCGTCCGAATTGCGTTCGGCGCTAGGTTACATGGGTTCCCAGGTTTCCGAAGAGCGTTCGGAGAACTGGGATCGGTACTTCGCCAAGCCTTACGGCAACGAGCGCGACGGGTATTCGCAGGTTATCTCGACCGACGTTATGGATACGGTCGAATGGATCATGCCGTCCCTGATGCGGATATTCGCGTCCGGTGACGAGTGCGTTCGGTTCGAGCCGGTCGGCCCCGAGGACGAGGAAGCCGCGAAACAGGCGACCGATTACGTCAATCACGTTTTCAACAAAGACAATCCGGGCGTCCTGATACTTCATTCGTGGTTCAAGGACGCTCTCGTTGCGAAGAATGGCTTCGTCAAATTCTGGTGGGACGAAAGCGAGGACTGGCGGCGCGAGGCTTATCATGGCCTTTCGGACGACGGGCTTGCCATCCTCCTACAAGACCCCGACGTAGAGCCGGTCGAGCATACGGCGGTTGAAAGCCAGGCCATCGATCCGGCCACGGGCCAGATTGTCGCCGTGTCGCTACACGATGTTGTGGTTCGCCGGAAGCGCACGAAGGGCCGCGTCTGTATCGAGCCGGTCCCGCCCGAGGAATTCCTGATCGACCGCGAAGCCAAGACGATTGAGGACGCGCGGTTCGTCGGTCATCGCAAGCGGTACACGGTTTCCGCCCTTCGTGAAGAAGGCGTCCCGCAGGACGTTATCGACCGCCTGCCGAAGGGCGACGAGGGGCTTCTGACGACCGCGGAGGCCATTGCCCGCGCGAACAACGATCAGGACGTGTTCGGCACGGACACCGATAGCGTTGCGAATGAGGCAATGCGCCAAGTGTGGGTGACGGAAGCCTACATGCGGGTTGACTACGACGGCGACGGCATCGCGGAGATGCGTAAAATCCGCGTTGCCGGGCCGATGTCGGAAATCCTCGAAAACGACGCATGGGAAGGCATGGTCCCGTTTGCGGACCTTACGCCCATTCCCATCCCTCACAAATTTATCGGCTTTGCCGTTGCCGATCTTGTCAAAGACCTTCAGCTAATCAAGACCACGGTTCTCCGTCAGTATCTTGATGGCCTCTACATCGCGAAC